CCGCATTGAAGTTCGCATGGATCATCTGGATCGCATTGTTCCATTGTGGCCATGCAAATGTGGGCAACTCGCCCGTAGTCACCTGACAATTAGAGAATTGCCCCCAACAAAGGGACGCGTCCCTGAACATGGATGTACCCTTTGCAGAATCCAGCTTTCTGACGTTGATGAGACGGCCGGTATAATTGGGGACGCCGACGCCTTGCAGTGCCTTCAGGAACAAAGAAAAGGACTTGCCCGAGGTCGCCTGGCCGCAGGCGAAGATCAGGTTGGATTCACATTTGCATATGTTCTCCTGCATTCCCTCCTGCGGGATAAGATCTATCCCGTCCCTGAGCACGAAGTCGCCAACCTTGTCGTAGCCCTTGTCAGACACGGTAGCAAGTTTCCGCTCCACATGGTCGTAGAGCGGAGGCCATTGGGCATCCTTATTGACGAGTCTGAACACGCCCGCAAATATAAAAAAAATAGTGGCTTTAACAAAAAAAAGAAACCCGAGAGCGTTCACCGCTGTCGGATTCCTCCAAACCAAATAAATTAAGATAGTAATGTAATGAGTGAAAACAAAGTGACTGATGGTACTATATGGGGAGGGACGGGTCGCCACCGGCGGTTGCTGATGCATCTATATCCCATGCCCAGCAATTGATGTCGGTGAAATACCGCCCGTTATATTCGCGGGTTTTGCAGTCGAACTTGAATGTGCCAGTCTGCCCCACACGGATTCGGCCGAATGCTTCGGCTTTGTTCATGTTCTGAAGGGCAATGGATTTCGGGAACTGCCCGCTTTCGTATTCGACGACAACCGTTTGGCGGACCCACGGGCCCTTTGCGGAATTTCCGCGTTCTGGCATTGGAACTGCTATGACTTTACCTTTGACTTCCATATGAAAAATGTTTACTCTACTCCTTCAATTTCCGTGCCATCATCAACCCGCTCACAGTTTTCTTCAACAAACTTTCTGTATTCGCACATCGAACATGTCACGGGCAAATATCTCCTGGGAACCTCCTCGGCCTCTTCATCCTGGTCGAGGAGACCGATCTTGTCTGCGATTTTGAGGACAGCCTCAGGATCTTCCGCCTCATCGATCCTGTCCGCAAGGCTCATGGCAAACTCCACCAATTTTGTTTTTGTCTTGGCCTTACGTTCCTCTATTGTTCCCTTGGGGCTCGTAGACACGACGGGCTTTGGGGTGAGCAGGTCATTGATGGTCGCGGTGTAAGCGTCTATGTAATCTTTTACAGGTTTGGCCTCGTAAAACTGGCGCACGGCGGAGTCAACGGCAGGCTTTGCCTTGGAATCAACAAAATCTGGCCTGACAAACTTCAGATACGCGTCGGCCTTCGAACAACCAGATAGGACAAACCATGTCAGACAGGTTTGTTCGCTCTGCGTCAAATCTGACACAAAACCAGCGGGGCGCATCGGGATGAGGGGTTCTTTGAACATTTTACAAAAATACTATTTTTCTTGGAAATAATCACTTATGATGGCCTTGAATTGTTCCAGGCTGCGGCAGATTTCATAACGGTAGCCATGTTTCTCGACTATCAGTTGCCATTCCCTCTGGGCAGGTTTTTGGGCCCCATGTTCATCTTTCATTTCTATGAGCAGAGCTCCATGGTGACCTCGTGGGACAAGGAGGACAAGGTCGGCGACACCTGAGACCACCCCAAGGCTTTTCCTTATCGCACCCTGAATGGGATTACTGTCCGCCCTGTCGTTCTCGTTCGGGACGTGGAAAAGTAGTTTCCTGTACTGTGGGAACGTGTTCCAGAACCAGGCAAAGCACTCAGCCTGGATCTTGCCCTCATTGCTTTTGTGCCCCCTCTTCTTCGGTTGCGGCGGAGTCTCAATGATTGGCATACTTCAGCTCCTCCGCCTTCCGTCTATACCATGCGGCCTTGGCGCGATCCTGTTCGGCAGTATTGCCCTCCTTGAGACCGGCACGCCAAAGGTACTTGAATTCGTTGCATTCGCAGAAGTTGATGACCGCTTCAGTGCCGAACTTCTCGATCATTACATCAATGCACTCCCTACCGTTCTTCTGATAATAACTCGGATGGTTTACTCGTTCGCTCATGTCAAAATGTAATTTTAATTTCGCCCCTCGTGAGGTTCGGTGCTATTTCTTCTTTCCAAATCTCAACTTCTCTTATGGGCCCATGCTCATCCTCCAGCTGCTTAAACAGTTCGAGGAACTTCTTCTTGTATTCTTCGATGTTCATAACACTATTATTTTATCCATGTGCTTTCTCCCGTAAGTTTACATCGGTCCAGGAAACATCCGGTCCCTTCGATGTGGTCATACCTAGCGCAAGTCTCACATTCTGGCTTCCAAAGTCTTTTATTCTGGATAGGTTCGCATAGTGCATCGCGTATTCCTCTCCATATCGCAAGGTCTCTTTCTTCCATATCACTCAAATAATATCTTCTAAACGGATTGTACTGGTGTCGTCGGATAGCCCATCATTCGCTACTCGGCGAAACTCTATCTCCGAACCGGCACAGAGTTCTGCGTTAACCTCATAGCCAAGATAATCACTCGCTATCCTCGATAAATCTTGAGCTGCGAACATTAACTTTTGTTCCGAATCTTCGACTTTCTTGTAAGCCGATAATAATTGTTTCTTTGTGGTCATAACTATTTATGGTCTTCCATATTCCCTGATTGGATCTTGATAGTTGAACACGGAATTTATAAATCTCTTGATTTCGTCTTCTGTTGCGAGTCTTACATCGCCTCCATACTGATAGTTGGCATATCCTGTTGATTTCCTCAGTTTGCCGTCAGAATCAAAACCAATTAAAATGCCATACCCATCACCGGTCACATAACCAGTATGAATGAAAACTCTGTGATCTTCGCTTTTAATTCCTTTGCTACCGAGTTTATAAAGAAAGTCTCCTGCTTTATACATAACGCTTATAATATTTTTAATCACTCAAAAATTTTCCTGTAATGCTCGCACAGCGCCTCGCGGGTGGGGAACATTGGATAGTCCTTATTAAGCCTTATCGCAGGCCTCCCGGGGTCATCGCACCAGATGCAATCATCATCAATTTGCGCTATCTTTACCTGATGGATTAAACCGTCGCCACGGAATATCCACACCTTATCTCCTTCTTTCATGTTACCTCCTAAATCTTGGGTCGTTAAAACTTAATGGTTTCTTCTTCGGTCTTGGATGACGCTTATCATACCACTTCTGAATGATGTCGGCAATCCAGCATGCAATCCCCAATCCGCCGAATAAAACAATCAATGCCGCAAAGAATGCGGAACCAGCACTTAATTCCATATTACTCAACTTTTACTCCTTTCATTTTCTCGGTCAAACTAGTAGATTACTGATTTCATAAAGCCTCCTCGATTAGTTCAACTTCATTCTCGCTCTCGGACAGCACCAACTTCTTCCCGCAGATAGGGCAGTAGCGGAACACATTTTCGACATCGAACTCCATCTCTTTTCTCATTTTTGACTGCCTGTAATACAGCCAGCCTTCGTCTGTGCCGCAACCATATCCCCAGATATGATGGCATCCATCCGGACTGTCAAGAAGGGATTCGTGCCTTAGCTTAATGCCGCCAGATAGCACCTCGCGCCAGCGCAGCTTGTCTGCCGGTGTAGGTTCGCCACGGTAGTTGTAAAGTTTTCTCGCGAAGTCCCATTTCTCTCCGTCCCAGACAGCAAAGCATCTGTCCTCGTATAAATATCCAAGGACTTCCACTATAGCGACCTTTTTACCCACTTCTGGATATTCGCTCATTGGGTGATAAGTAAGTTTCATTTATATCCTATTCCAAACGTTATACGATTGTCTTTTACGAATATAACCAAGCAGCGCTTTTCTATTGCACCGCATACTTCTCCAACCTCGGCGACATCGGCGAAATAGTCAATGACCTCGTGCGCATATTTTCGCATTTGCTCGTTTGTCAAAGGTAGTTCGCGATATTCATGCGCTTCCATCCCTTCCAGCGCCCTCCAATCACATGAGCAATTCTTCCACTCGCCATCAGTATCACGAAACTGCAATTGTCTTTCTGGCATAACCGGGAAATCTGGCCGTTTTTCTTTCATTTCTCGTATTCGCTCCCTTCAAATCCCGTGCCTAAAACAGTTTCGGCTCATCATCTCGCCTCAAATCTTTTACATACTGCTCGTATCCGGCACAATAGTACCGCCCCTTATACGAGCAATGAGCTCTGGCTGCGTTATTGTAAAAACAGCCATTACAACTCTCTTGCCCGTACTTTGCGAGCCATTCCTTCAGTGTCAGCATAAATTTCAATTACTCCAGTGCATGGAAAATGCCCCCCCCTCCTGTCAAAGTCGTAATAGCCGCATTCTTGAAGTAACTCGCCTTTATCGCGTAGGCGTTACCTTCCGGCGTCACATTTATCGGTTTCGTCTTCTTCATAAATCTCCATCAGGAAGTGGTCGCACGATGCGGACACTCTTGTCGTTATTGCATATATCGTATCTCCCGTCAGCACCTTGTTATTATATCCGTCAAGTGCATATTTGCCCCCCCCAAGTCCGATGT